GTTCTTTATCCCATTGCAATTCACCATTCTGTATTTGTGTTTGTAACACAGGATAAGCACTAAAATAACAACTGTCAGTATCACCATAAACAATTGCATGTCCTTCGTGATTATACTCGCCGGTCACACATTCATTGATTTGGCTCATCATATGACGCACAATCTGGCGACCGCTTAGTGTCACGCTTTGACCGATACGTTTATCATAGAAACGACAATGCTCATTCAATAGTGCGCCATATGCAGAGTTAAGCAAAATCTTGCGTACCAGTTGTCGCTTATCCCAGTAGTCTCTATCCTCTTGGGTCGTTGCTTCTTTTAGTTTCTTCTGCATTTCTTTACGATCACTATACCAGCGAGTAAGTAAACCGGGTACTACACCTTCTTTTTCATATGTAAAGATTGTACCATTAGCACTAAGCATCCAGGGCTTGTGACTATCAAATATCATCTTCCATATTTCTGCCGCACTCATATCCTCAACTCTACCATCTTCAAAGTCAACAGTAAGCATAGTGCCACGTTCTTGGTTCATAATTGCGGTGTATTCTAATGCGCCAAATAGATTTTCCCAAAGAATACTTCCAGTAACTGCATCATCGCCCTCTTTGTGGCGTTTCTTTTCAGATGCAAGTCGCTGACCTTTATCCATCATAAATTTATCAGTTAGTGTTTGTCTGACTTGACCAATGATGGTTTCACCTGCCATGTTGAGGGCTCTAATAACCGAGGGGTAGAGCGAGTTGATATCAACTGCTCCGACGTATTCGTGCATACCCTTTTTGGGCGTAGCAACATAGGCACCTGCCGCTTGTTGGACATCTTCTGCATTTTCTTTCCTTCGTTTTTTATCTGGGACAACTAAACCTCGTTCATGCGCTTCATTGAAAATTGCCATTTCAATCATAGCTACAGAACCCATTACTGTTGGCAGTAATACTGTATTCTCATGTGCTAGTTGATTAGCTAATTCTAAGAATTTTAGTTTGTTGTGAATCTTAACCAACAACATAGTATCTTGTCTATTGTATTCAATAAACTTTTTAAAGTCTTTGTTATACAACTGGTCAAGTGTACCCTCGTATTGTGTTTTGTTTTCACCAACTTCCATTTCACCAATAGCATCTAGTTTATAACTATGGCGACTTTCATAATTGTACTTCTTATAGAGTTGCAAATAGTCCATGTGAATACGACCAACCAAATCATAAGTCTGTTCTGACTTACCAAATCGTTCATATTCTCTTGGCTTGGGTAGTTGACCCATTAAACAGAATTTGCGTGTATCGTCTTTGCTCATCACACGGGTGACACGATTAACCATGTAGGGTATGTCGTATCCTTCACTGTTCCAACCAGTCAACACATCAGCATCTTCAATCAATTCAAAAAATGTATCAAACATTTCTTTTTCAGAATTGCAAAGAAAACAATTAGGAAACTCTCTAACTATTTCCCAAGCAGTGTCAGTGGTCATATGCTTAGGAGCAATAACTAGTGTAATACATTGGTCAAGCCAATCAAAATACATACTGATAGCAGTTACTGGATTGAATGGATCACTAGTAGGACTGAAACCTTTTTCAGGATCAAAGTCTACTTCAATGTCAAAGAAACAAGTGTGTAGTTTAGGTGCATCTACACCCAAATAATTTTCGCTTAAGCAACGAAATACAGGATTAACATCACTTTCAAATAGTTCTTTGCCACCGTGTATTCTACGTTCTTTTTCAAACTCTGCACGTTTGCGTGTACTGAATCTAGATACAGGATTACCATAGATACTACGATGCTTGCCTTTATTATCAGGATAATAGAGAACATAGTTGGCAGGATATTCAGTGTAATGACGCTTACCGTCATTACCTCGTTCAACTACATAAATTCTATCTTCATCCCTAGAATGGATGGCATCTACATAACTCAAATTGTTTTACCCACTGTTTCCAAAATAGTGTTGAGTTGTTCGTGTTCTTGATTTGATTGCGTTAGGCTCGCTTTATGAGCCACTCTGATTGCTTTTTTAAGTACACTAGGTTTAACTTCTAGTTCTTCTGCAATTGCTTTGATAGTGTCTGTAAGACCACCATTTAATGTGTCAATTTCGTGCATTACTGCCATACCCTCATTGACAAGTTGGGTAAGTTTAATCTTCTGATCGCCGTTGAATGTTTTCACATCACTCATAAATACTCCTTGAGAAAGTACTTATTATACATGAAATCGTAAAGAAGTCAAACTTTTTGTGTAAAAATTTACCCTTATCTAATATAACTTACTTGACCTGTTCTGCTAATAGATAAATGGCTGCGTACCCAGTCAACTATATCACCTTCTTGGCCCTTTAATGTGTTACCCCAACCTCTATCTCTATCTAGACCAAAATAATCTTCCATAGCATAGGCATATATTGAATATAAGTCCCAATAGCTGAACGAGTCCTCTGTTTGTTCCATAAGGTCTACTGCTATTTCTTTTAGTGTTTGTGGGTAGATTTTTAATGAGCCTTTTACATCACGCACGAATCTTCTGGCTTCATCATTGTAATCTAGGTAATCATTTAGTTTATCGTGTTCGTGAATAGTATCCCATACTTCCATCTCACTCATTTCATCATTGATGATTCCTAATTTTGTTGCTTCTTCCATTTGCCATTCTTTAAAGCTATCATCTTCTGATTCCCATTGATTTACTTTTTCCCAAACGTGGTCCATTACGTAATCAACTATTTGTGTACCGATCGACTCAAGTAATGAATCATCGGTAAAAGGAATCATTGATTTAATCTCAGGCTCTGCTTGAATAAAGTACTTGTATAAATTAGGAAATCTAGAAGTTAGTAGACTATACAAATTGGTGTTATCATCATTTTCATCCATAAATTGATCTGTACCAAAATGTAATTGATATTTTTCTCCATCTGATCTAGGTTGAGTAGGTAACAAAATATACAAAGGACTCTTTGGAGAACTATATCTACTAAAATAATTTGTTCCTTTTGTGGCCGCTGTGCACCAACGAGTACCTTGACCATAATAACAAGCGGCCTGTTCATTATCAGGTATCATAACTCTTACATCACTATCTTTATAAACTTCCCTAGCCTGCCCTTTATCTTTTAGTGGCTCTGCAGGAGGCTCATAGTTGTTCATTATGGTGTAGAACTGGGGATAGGTCAACCGCATGATATCCTTAGCATCAGCACGAAAATCATTACGCTTTTTATATTTGTCATACTCAGCAAGCATGGGTCCAAGCACATGTGCATCTTCTAAACGTTTGATGTTTTGTTTAGCATACTCACGTGCGAGCCAGGGTGTGTAAATTTTATTTTTAGTAGGGTCAGCTTCTTCTAAATTTGACATAACATTTTCTAATATCGCAAGTAAATTAGGTGTACCATCATCTTGTTTAAATGTTGTGTCGTAGAATTCATACTTCGTTTTGTCACCGCCGGTCATAAAGGCATTGGCTAATTGACGACCAAATGTTTGGGTCGTTTTGTTTCTATCATACTCAATTAAAAATTCACGGGCTCTCATTGAAATATATCTGGGTGTTCCTGACCGTATATTTTCATATACTTGCCTGCCATCATATCTGCTAGTGCTTCAATAGGACTTCCAGGATAGCTATCACCATGTTTAATCATACCAAGCTGGTCTTGTCTATGATGTACTAACTCATGGAATATAGTACGGAAAATATCAATTAGATTACGATTACCAATGTATACCCAAATTGTGTCGCCAGAGTGTACTCCAGTATGATGACCTTTTTGTGCCTTACCGGTATTTTTACTCAATATAAATTTAGGGTATGGCTTTTCTATATTCAATGTTTTTAACGACCAATTGATAAAATCTTTAATTCGTTGAACATCATCTTTACCTTCAACTGATTCACGTAAATGACTATTCGTGCCTGCTGCCCAACCCTTAAAGTCATATGCATCATCCCTTGGTAATAGAACAGACTGTCCCGCTTTATTGGTAAGTAAGACGTTATCAAATTTATCATCATCATCAATATTCCAACCACGTTGTTGTAGTTGTGCCGTGATAAATTGTAATTGATTTCTAGTACCAGAACCATATCCTTTTGGATCTAGTGCGGATGCAGAACCTCCATCGTCCATATCAGCCCAGAACCAATCGTTAGCTAATTTCAATACATCTTTGGGTAACTTTTTCCAAGTAATACCGGCTGGTTTTTTAGCAATTGACACAACGTTCTGACTAGTTGTGCGTTGCGTTACTTGTTTTTTCTTTTGTAATGGACTTACGTTAGGTTTAGTAGGTTGTTGCTTGTTGGGGAATTGCACTACTACACCCTCATTCATTCCTTTTTTTTTCTTAGCAATAGCAATGGCTGCTTGTTGTTTTAGATTTTTAGCTTCATTAATTTTTTGTTCCGCAAGCATTACTAATTCTTGCAATTCTTCTATACTC